TGGAAGGGCCTGCAAGCACCATCTTCTGGCTCTGCCTGAGTATGCCCTCCCCCTCTGTGCCGATGAGCGGCGGTGCGAGCACGATGGGCCTGTCCCAGTCGTTAACTACATCATCTGGTAGATCGTCCTCTTGCTCCTCGCGCCAGGTGGTCCACTCGTTCCATGATTGGCACCCACAGTTTGTGTCGACTAAGGTCTGTAGTTTATCGCCTCGGGTGACGCCCGGCATACGTGATAGGCGCGACGGGTTCTTGTTTTGCGTGTCCGGCTCAAAGCCTTGCTTTCGGCAGAAGGCGTACAGCTCTTCCACGCGCTTGCGATAGAGGTTGTAGTCGGTACCTGCATCGACCTTGACGATGGCGTGCACCGACTTGCCGCCGCTGGTAACGATAGCCGCGCATGGCAACCTCATCGCCCGTATCATGGGCAGCTGCTGCTCATATGGCAGGCTATCTGACTCCACAAGTGCGTGCTTGTACTCGGAAACATTGGCGTTGCCGACGCCTTTGCCGTCCAAGGGGTTGAAGCGTATCCAGGCGCCTACGGCAGAGTCCCAATCGCCCAGGACTTTGCCGAGGTCAGAAGTCTCTGAGAGCTCGCGCCTAAGCTGCCCTGCGGTGCGGTCGAAGTGTCCCTTTGTGGGTACGCGCCTGCCGTCTGGCGTAGTCCATGACTCGCAGACGTAGCCCACGTGGTCCTCGTCATCGAAGACGGCGCCCAGGTAGTCTACAAGCATGGTGGCAGGTGTCTTGTCTGCGGCCTCGTCCTCTGGCAGACCCTCATCGACCCATGCCGGATCTGCCAGGCTCACCTCAGAGTCCCAGCTAAGTGCCTCATCAGGCCCTGCCGGGGACCAACCTGCGGCCATGGCCATCTTGGCCACGGTGCCGCTCTTGACACGCTCCCCCTCGTAGCTGCCGAAGCTGCGCCACTTTCTCTCGCACTCGCCCTCGTGGTAGCGGGCGGCGTCGCGCCTGCTCCACGCGTCCCACGCCCCCACGTCGTGGCCGCTCTCCTTGAGGGCCATGCCGACGTCCACCCACTCCTGGTAGCCGAGCCGCGCCGGGTCTATGAAGTCCAATGCTCCCAGCAGGTCGCTATGGTCTCCTTCTGCCATCTCTCTCCTTCAGCTTGAGCTTGAGCCTGAGCCTTGTGCTACTCTTCCGGGTCTATGAGGCCCGCCGGGAAGCCGTGCAGGCGTGCCCGCCGCCTCGCTCGTCGCCGTCATCCCCTCGCCACCCATCGCACGCATCAGGTCGGCGTGCGCGGAGTTCCACCTTCCGTAGGCCCGCATGAGCATGCTCGCGCCGTCCTCTGACATGTCCTTGCCGAGGTCAGCCGCGATGACGCTCACCATGCTGGACAGGGCGTCCAGGCACCTCAGGAGCGCCTCGTCACGGTCAGTCATCGCAGCCCACCACCCTCGCGCCGCAGTTGGGGCAGAACCTCGACAGCATCGTCTTCCCGCCGCCGACCACGGCGCCCAGTGAGCACCCGCACCTGGAGCACACGAGCTCGTCGTCCATGCCGCGTGCCTCGTCGGCAACGGCGCGGCACGTGCGCTCGACGCGGCGGTTCCACGCGGCGGCGAGGTAGGCCACGGGCTCGATCCCGCGCGACCTGGCCTCCCTTGGGCTGACCAGGAAGGGCAGGGCGCCGCACGACTGGCACTGCACGTCCCACATGCCGCCTTCCTCCGACGGGAAGACCTTCGCCTCGTCCCCGCAGAAGGGGCATGGGAGCAGCGTCTCACTCATCCCCGTCGCCCCCGAACAGTGGCGGCTGTACCGGCCCGCTTCTCTCGTTCCAGCGCCTGACCGCGACGTCCCTGGTGCCTGCGCTCGGCCCCACGGCGTGGCACGTCTGGCATGACACGAACCACCCCCAGTGCCCCGAGTGCTTGACGAGGACGTCGCCGCCACCGCAGAATGGGCACTCTCGGCACTCTCGCGTGTCACTCATCGTCGTCATCCCCGTCCGGGTCTATCAGGTCGGCAAGGCGCTCCAGGAGCGCGTCGATGCCGTGGAAGTCGTAGTTCGGCATCACGGCGTCCGACACCTCCTCGTAGAGCTGCTCGCACCAGCAGATGTGCCCGTAGGTCGCGAGGTGGCGCAGGTCCTCGGCCACCTCTCGGCGCTCGTCATCGGTCTGTCTCATGCGTGTCCTCCCTCCTCTGGCCCCACGCGCAGAAGCCATCAGGCTCCACCGAGAAGGAGCCGTCGTCGTTGTTGTCGGCATTGCGCGTGCAGCTGTACAGCTCCTGCGTGAGGAGCCGGTAATAGCTGAGATGCCTGCAGTCCCGGCACCTCACCACCTCCTCTGCCGTGCTGGCTTGGGGGACGCTGTCTGTGATGTCGACTATGCACTCGGCCATGCGTCTACACCGCCCCTGCCTCGCGCGACTTGAGCACCAGCTTGTCTAGCCGCCCTTTCAACCGTGTCACCATCAGCTGTCACCATCGCCTGCCTCCCTCTCCGCCAACGCACGGACGCGCCTTGCGAGCCCGCGCAGGTCGGCCCTTACCCCGTGGGCCATCGCCTCGCCCTCGGCGAGCGCGTCCAGCTCGTCCGCGACGCGCCCCCAGCTGTCCTGGGGCTCGTGCGTGCACGAGCCGTGGTCGATGACGAACGGCCCGTGGTAGACGATCCAGCCCCTCTTGCACAGCGTCATGTAGTCGACGTGCTTCCTCCGTACAAGGTCACCGCGCTCGTACACCGTGTCCCCCACGCGGATGGGCGCGCCGTCCCCGTCCCTCGGCAGCTCGACCGTCTCCGCGTCGACGCGGCCCGCCAGGTCGCGCAGCCCCGCGCCCGCGTCGCTGGCCAGCCTGCGCAGCTCGTCACTTATCTCGCTCATGGTTCCTCCCCTCTCCATCTCTTCGCTCCCCTCTGTCATGCGGCGTCCGGCTCATAGGTTGCGGGGTCGATGCCAGCCGGCACCCGCCAGTGGTTGGCTGAGAGGCGCGCCATCATGGCGCTTGCCTGGTCGAAGGTCCAGAGGCCCGGATGGCGGAAGCCCTTGCGCTCGAGCATCCGCACCTGCTTCGGCGTGGCCATGTGGGCATCGATGCGCTCGCGCAGCTTGTCGAGCATGAGCTGGGCCTTGCCCGCGTCCATGCCGTCCGGGTTGACGCCAAGCCTCTCGAGCTGCTTCCGCTGTCTGTCGCTCGCCTCCTCCGCCTGCCAGGCGAAGGTCGGCTTGTACGTCTGCAGGTCGAGGTCGCACACGCTGACCGCGTACTGCAGCGGGTCCACCAGCTTGGCCTTGCGGTGCCGCATGCGCTCGAGCTCTGCGGCGAGCGCCTCCTCGCGCTGCACCGCCAAGGCCGTCTCGGCCACGGGCTCCGCCGCCATCAGGTCCACGGGTGCGCCGCCCGCCTCCTCGGTCATGGCCGTCATACGGGCGGCCACCTCGTCGGAGCTGGCGAAGAGCGCGGCGGGGCGGCACAGGTCGTGCCGCCCAGTCATCCACAGGAAGTCGAGCAGAAGCAGCTTCTCCTTGCCCGTCTCCGGGCTGAGGCGCGTGCCGCGCCCTATGCACTGCGTGTAGAGGCTCCTCGACTTGGTCGGTCGGAGCATCACAATGCAGTCCACGGCGGGGCAGTCCCACCCCTCGGTGAGCAACATCGAGTTGCAGAGCACCTGGTAGCGCCCGGCGTCGAAGTCCGCCAGCACCTCAGCGCGGTCATCGCTCTGGCCGTCCACCTCGCAGGCGGACATGCCGCGCTCTTGCAGGCGCTCCGCAAAGGCCTTTGCGGTCCTCACCAGCGGGAGGAAGACCACCGTCCTGCGCTCCTGGCACCTTGCCGCCAGCTCGTCGGCTATCGAGTCGAGGTAGGGGTCCAGCGCGTCTCCCAGCTGCCCCGCCTGGTAGTCGCCGTGCGTCACCGAGACGCCCGACACGTCCAGGCTGAGCGGCACCATCTCCGCCTCGATGGGGCAGAGCCAGCCGTCCTTGATGGCGCGGGCCATGCCGTACTCGTACGCAATCGAGTCGAAGACCTCGCCGAGGTCCCTGCGATCCGCCCTGTCGGCGGTCGCGGTGACGCCAAGCACGCTAGCCCCGGAGAAGTGGTCGAGAATCCTCACGTACCCGTCGGCCAGGCTGTGGTGGGCCTCGTCCACCACTATCGCGTCGAATCGGTCCGGCGCGAAGCGCGAGAGCCTGTCCTCGCGCATGAGGGACTGGACGGAGCCGACGGTGACGCGGTTCCACGTGCCCAGGCTCGACTCCTCCGCCTTTTCGACTGAGCATTCAAGCCCCGTTGTCTTTCTGATTTTGTCGGCCGCTTGGTCGAGCAGCTCCCCACGGTGGGCGAGCACGAGGGTCCTGCCCCCGCGTTCAGCCACCTGCCGGGCCACCTCGGAGAAGACGATGGTCTTGCCGGTGCCCGTGGCCTGCACGAGGAGGGTCCGGAGATTGCCAGACCCCCACTCGTTGAAAATCGACTCGACGGCGGCCTTTTGGTACGGCCGCAATTCCATGATCCGCGCCTACATCCTATATCCGCCGGCACTTGGTGCTTGAGCCATACCGCTTGCCGCGCTCGTCTTTCCGGCTTTGTCGGTGATGAAAGAATCAATCTCGTTGTATTGGTTGCCGTTGTAGGTGCGGTTTTTGACTTTGCACTGCCCCATAGCGCCGAGCACCTTATCCCACGGAAGATGGGTCTGCCCGCTCGCGTCTTGCGGGATGAGGTGGCACGACTTGAAGAACTGCGTCAGCTTCCACTGCTGCTTCTTGTTGAGAAACAGCCTGGTCTGCACACTTGCGACCTCGCCTGTGGCGTTCGCGCACGAGAGGGTCAGCGTGGCCATGGGGCACGCCTGCATCTTGTCGCTGCCGTCGAAGCGGCCGCGCTCGAAGTCGTCCACGCGGTAGGTGTACTCGCCGGGGGTGAGCAGCGTGAACTGCGAGTCCTGCGCCTCGATGGGGTCGTCCCAGCCGAGCGCCTCGTTCTCGATTGCCATTCTCGGTACCTCTTTTCACTCGTTTCTTGCCTTGCTTCTGCTTTTTGCTAGTCGAACGGGACGGGGATGCGGTTGATCTGGATGCGCTTGAGCATCGGTGCCCAGTTGGACACCAGGAAGTCCACGTACCCCTGCTCGTAGTCGGTGGCGGCGCACGAGGCGGGGAAGTTGCCGGTCTGGCCCACGGCCTGCCTCAGCTCCGCGTCAGTCACCTGGTCGCGCTCCATGAGGTCGGCGAGCGCCGACATGCGCTCCGGGTAGTCGGGACGCTCGTATGGCGTCTCGGAGACCCCCTCCGGGGTGCTCTCGACCCGCCTCTCGGGCTTTGCTGCCTTCTCTGGAGGATTGCCCGCCTTCGACCTCTCGGTGGCGGGTTCCGGCTCCCGTGGTCCCTGCTCGGCCATGAGGTCGGGGATCACGTCGGCGATTGACTCCCACGCGAGGGGCAGCTTCTCCGCCAGCCCGAAGCGGTTCTTGGCGTCCCACTGCGGTGCGTGGCAGGTGTGGATGACGCGATCTCCTCCAGCGGCCTTGAACTTCCCGTTTTTGTCCTTGATGACTCGCGTCTCGTAGTCGCAGAAGAGGACCATATCCGCCCACTGCTTGACCATGGCGGCGTCGGACGCCTTCTTGGTGTCGATGAGGTTCGGCGAGAATCGGTCATAGGCCCCCGACTCGTCCGGGCGCTCGAACTTGCTG